CGACCAACCACGGATTTGCCAGTGTGCCTGCGGGCGTGCCTGCATCCACGCTGCCGCTGGTGAATCGGTAATAGGTGTCTCCGATCCGCACTACGTCATTATTCGCCGGAGTGCCGGTCAACTGTCCACTTGCAAAGCCTTCTTCGGCATAACACATGAGCGTGCCGCCGCCCGTCACGAACAGATAGGCGGGTGTCTCCCCGATGTTGCCAGTAGCAACCATTTCGACAGGCGAACGAGTAGGACCGGGAAGATTGCCGATGAAGGTTACTGTCTTGTCAGGCTTCACGCGCCAGATCTCTTCCCCTGACGCCACGAACAAATCGCCGTCAAAGCTTCCCGGCTGGCTGTAGACGCCACGAATGGGGCCAGAACCCACTTCCAGCCACCGCCTCATGCCGGGGCGAGAGATCAACGCCGCCTGCGTCGTGGTCAGAACAGGGTTTTCTTCGAAATACCGATTGCGCGTCCGGATGCGCGCCTCTTTGGCTACGCCTCGGAAATAATCACTACGGGCAAGAGGAATGTCAGGCACAAATTATCTCCTGCCCCAAAAATAGCTGCCCCGCCGGAAAGCGCGATTGGATGAAAATTCGCGCTGTTGATCGTAGGCTTGAGTAGACATGAAAGGCCACGAAATATCGTCGAGGATTTCAAGCGGCATGGATTGCAAGTAACGCGACACAAATTTGCGGCGCTCGTTCTGATACATTGCTTGGCCCTGCGGGTCCATTGCCCGTCCGTAGCGCGGGTTGATCCGCATCGCCAAGAGCATGATGAAGAACATGTCAAACTCGGCAGGGAACGGCATTTCATCCGTTTCGACCACGCCGACAAGCTTCATCCAGTTGCCGAGATCGGCACGATAGAACCACTCTGCGTAAAGCCCATCGGTGTCGAGCAAAAGGGTCGACGCGCCCTCGATCGTCCGTCCGTTGGCGTCGAGAGTGACAGGCACAGAGGCCAGTCGCCCGAACGGGTCGGCAATCGCCATGCGGGAGCCGTCCTGCGGCTGGAGAGGCAGATAGAGCGTCTTGGGCTGCTCGTTGACTGCGATCAGCCGAGAGTTGAGCATGGGGTGGTCGATCTGCTGTTCTGTCCAGCCGAGATCGTAAGCCGGGCTTTCGCGTCCGAAATTGCCGAGCGGCCAGTCCTGCAAAGCTTCGCCTGCTTCATCTCCGTAGATCGTAGAGAAAAGCTGGTTCAGAAGCCGAAGCGCCTCTGTCTCCTGTGCTTCGTTCGGTGCCTTGCCAAGAGGAAGGATATTCCCCTCCCGGAAAGCGTCATTGATGATCGACGAAACCAAGGTCACAGAGACGCTCCATACTTACCTGCGGCGAGCAGTGGTTTTCTTCATGCCCGACTTTGTCATGGGCTTGTTGTAGCCCTTCATCATGCTCTTTGCCATCCCTTTCGGACCGGATTTGCTTCCGCACTTCTTCATGGCAGTTTCCTTTCAACTAGAGGTCGTGCTCCACGACCTTGGGCTTGCGTCCCCGCTTCGGTGCAGATTCGGTGCCGATGGTGTCATTGACTTCAACAACCTTGGACGGATGATCCTGCCAGCCTGCCGGAACGCTCTTGGCGTCGTCAAAAATCCTGGCCTGATCATTCGGGCCATAGAACCACTTGGGAAATTCGGACATGATGTGTTCTCCTTAGATTACTTTGTATCTACTAGCTTTAGCGTATTGGCGGCAAGCACAGCACCGAAATGATCTGCATTTACGATTTCATTGCTAAAGCTGTAGATCAGCGCGTTGATGACCTCTTGAGCCTCTTCCATGCCTTCGGGCAAAGATTCGGTGCCTTCGATCCACGCCTTGAATTGATCGTTGCTGTAAGCGTGCAGCCCATAGTGCGTGGCAGGCTCTTGACCTGTAGCGGACAGAGGGACGGAATAATTGTCAGGCCCCCATCCCATTGCCTCGGCAATTGCGTTGCCTTCTTCGCGCAGAGCGGCATGAACGATCAATACAGTTGACCACCTCACGGCAATGTCACTCCACTCTTTTCTGCGGCCCATTGCTCAAGCGTAGCAAGATCGGGTGCAGACAGATTGGGGCCAAAGCGCAGAATAATCCCGTAAATATGGCCATTGAACCAATTCAATGGACTACCGCGTCTGCCTACGTAAAGAGGATAAGGCAGATAATTCCCGACGCCTTGAGAAGCCGTAGTTGATGCCACCTGTGCGCCGTCTAATCGCAATGCACAATTAGGTGCGGCAATATCGCCGAGACCTGTGACAACAGAGGTGTCAGGGGCGGCGCGGGCAAAAGCCGCAGACCTGAGTGTTCCGTCCCCGCGAGACCTCGTTTCATAATTGCCGTTCGGGCTAGTCTGTCCAGGGGCGCGGATGCTTATTGTGCCAAGGTTAGCGGCAGCATTAAGACTCGTTTCGACAAGCACTGCTACGCTGGCATCACTCAGCTTGCGCACGCCTGTAACAATCTGCGCCCTGTTCGTGCCCGGCGTGATATTGCCCGAGGTCGCCAATCCATCATCCGTGCCATCGAATTGCAGTGAATGACGTCCTCCGATCAGCCGGTAAACAGGCTGCTGTGCCGCAGTCGCCTGCAACAGATGGTGCCCGTTGCCGCTTTTGTCGTTCACGCGCGCCACTGATTGACCGTCTGCGGTGACAGGCGTTGTGCCTGCCGTATCCTGAAACAAAGTCGAAAGATCGCTTGGATCATACCACGCCGAAGGATTGCCTGCAAGGATGCCTGCTACCAAAGCATCCAAGGATGCACGCCTTTGCTGTGATGCCCACATATTGAGCATGGCTTACACAAACAAAGTGCCGCTGGCACCGCCAGCAAGTGTGACAGTCAAAGAACGAGGCGAAGGAGAGATAAGAGGGATGGGGGTATAAAACCCCGCAGTAAGAGGCACTGCATCCACAAAAGTTACTGCGGTCGAGCCATCCGCCGAAAAACCTGAAACTGTGATATTGCCTGCGGTTTTTGCAAGAAACCCGCCTATGTGTGGACCTCGAACAATATAGCTACTGTTCGCAGCCATCGGCACCGGATTAAATCGTTCGCGCACAAAAGACATATAAAATTCCTTTTCTCTGGCGAAAACGCCCCTGCCGAGCGGGTATCGACAGGGGCGCTCTCAATTCGCCTCGGAGAACGCCAGGCGACGAGCCTGTTACGAACCGTTGAAGCGCGCGATCCGCATCCGCTCGCGGACGTTGGCATTGATCGCCGCGTCGAAACGAACGCCGTGTGTGCCGGTATAGAAATCGCTGTGCAGCCACATGCGGACAGTCAACGGAATCTTCCTCAGGCGGCGACGCATCGAAGTGTCCGAAGCCGGAAGGATCAGCGGCACGGTGTTGACCACGATGGCTTCCTTCTGGATCAGCACGCGCGGCGAGAGGGTCGTGCTCGGAGCACCGAGGAAAGTCAGCACCGCGCCATTGGCCGGAGCCGCCGTAACGGTCGCATGAGCGGTGTTGATGTTGATGTTGTCGCCCGTGCCCGATCCCGGAACGATGATCGCCGGAAAAATCCGCAGCGTGACATTGCCACCGCTCGCAGTAGCGTCTTCGATCACGGTAAACTGCTGGAGACGTGCCGGAGTGACCGGAGCCTGCTTGCGGTTGTCGTAAGCGAACACGCCGGGGATCGTGAACACTTCACCCTTCTTGTAGGTCTTGGTGCCTGCGTTGTTCAGAACGAGCGTCTGCGTCATGCGGCGACCATTGACCGTGCCAGCCTTGGCGACAGTCACATAGTTGACGTTCTGGTTGTTGCCGTTGACAGTGGCCTCTGCCGTCGCAAGCCGCGTCCCGGTCGTGAGAGCCGGAAGCTGGTTGGTGAACATCGTCTTGTGGCCCGCCAGTTCACCGGAGAAGCCCCGACGATAGGTCGTGGTCGAAAGGTTGTCCGGAGCGGGCAGCTTCACGATCTGGTCGCCCAGCTTGTATTCATCAGTGTGGTTCATGATGAACGAAAGATCGTTGTCGCCCACGCCATTTTCCTTGAGGCGAGCATAGGCCGCAGCCGCGTCCACCCACTCGTCAATCGAGGATTGCCCATCGCCCAGCCAATCAGCCGAAGCGTTGGTGGCGATGTCGAGAATGTAGGCGTCGATCTTTTCGGCCATCGAAGTCGCCGCACCGAGGAGCGCCTTGCTCTCGCGCGCCGAACCAATGTCCTTGATCTTGATGAAGTCGCCCCAACCCATGTTGGCGTTGAAGGTGCCGGTGACTTCGAACAGTTCCGAACCGAACACGGTGCCATCGGTGCCGGAAGTCAAATCCTTCACACCGTTTTCGGTGCGAGTGATGTTGTAGCGCGGCGTGACCTGTTCGAGAATCTGGAGACCGTTACGGTCGTCCATCTCGCCATCATATTCGTTCCAGGTGACTGCATCGGCAGTGACGAGATTGTTCTGGAGCACCATTGCAAAGGCGTTCAGAACCAGCTTCTGTTGTTCAACGGTAACGGCACCCATCGGGGATACTCCTTCTTGAAAAAGACAGTCCGGAATATCCCCGATACTGCCAGATTATCTGCCCTTGCGGGCTTCCAGTTCCCAAGCCTTTTCGAAATCGTCAAGGTTATCGGTCGCCGGGTTGATGCTGGTCCGCGAGTTGGCCCCGCGAGCCGTGTTCTTTGGCGGTTCGCCCGCTTGGGGCTTGCGCCGAGGCGTCTTGCTGCGGCTGATTTCTGCATCCTTGTCCGCTACGTATCGCACCTGCTGATAAGGAGAAAGTTTCGCCACGCGGCTAGCTTCCTTCGGATCATTTGCGAGTTCATAGAGGATTTGCACGCCGTGTTCCGCCTCAGCACAAGCCTCGAATGTCGGTTGTTCCAGATCCCAGTCACCTCGCATACCAGTATCGACAACCGATTCCTTGAAATCGTCGTAAAGTTCGATTCCGCGAGTGGTGAGATCATCGACCTTTTCCAGCAACGGTTGAATATACTGGTTCTGCTGGTCGATTTCCTGCTGACGTTGCAGGGCCGCTTCGGCTCGTTCCGCAGCCTTTCGTTCGGCTACATACTGAATCCGATCCTCGATGTATGCGGGATCGAGGTGCCCGAGTGGATACTTCTCGAAATCTGACGGATCAGGTTCAGGAGTTCCGTCGTTCTGATTATCACCAGAATTTTCACCCTGCAAGCGCTTTTCAAGATTTTCGACCTTGGAAAGCACTTCCTGCATCATGCGCTGTTCGTTTTCCCGAAGCTGACGCGCCATTTCAGCCTTCTCACGCTTCAAGCGTTCGATCTGATAGTCCTTGGACGACTTCTTCGGCTTCGGATCGGTTTGCTCGTCGGCCTCATCCTGATCGGTTTCTTCGTCCTGTTCGTCGGCCTCGTCCTGTTCATCGGCTTTGTCCTGTTCGTCGGCTTCAACAGGTTCAGGATCGGGCTTGGCAGGCGCACGCTTCTTCGTCGGCTTTTCTTCCGGCTGCTCGACAGCCTGACTGTCGCCTACTTCGACCTCGCCCGAATTGGCAAAGGCTTCGAATTCAGGATCGGTCACTTGGTTCTCAATACTCATTTACTGTTCTCCGTTGGTAGGCAAATTACGGGATTGTCGCTCTCGCACGCGTTCGTCGAAGTCCCGATCTTCGGCGGCAAGCCGGTTATTCTGGTCAAGAACGTCCATGACTTCCCTGAAGTCCATGTCGTCGATTTTGGCAGCACGCTCCTGGTTCTTGGCTTCCACATCTGCGGCACGGCTCTGCGCATCCATGATCGCCTTGTAGGCTTGCGCTTCGGCAAGACGTGCGCGGGCTTCATCGTTCGCTGCCTTGGCTTGCTTTGCTGCCAGATCAGCTTCGACCATCGCCTGCTCCACCTGCGCCTGCATCTGTGCCATCTGCTCCTGCATCTGCGCGGCCTGCTGCTGTTCCGGCGTCATTTCATCAGGCGGAATAGCGCCCGGAGGCAGAAGCATCTTGAACCGCTTGGCAAACTCGCCAGACTTCGGCCAATCCTGCGCCTCTGCGACCAAATCCATGACAACCCCGGCTGCTTGCGGCATGGCATTGACGAAGGCCATCATCTGTTCGGCGGCAAGCGAACGCTTGGTTTCGCTGGCAGGGCCGACCGAGACAGTCACGCCATACTTGCCGAGCGTCACATCCGAATTGGGATCGCTCGGATCGTTGATCGTCATCATCAGTGTCTTGTCGTCACGTCCGATGATCGCCAGCGTGCGCTGTGTGTCATAGAGGAACGGAATCAATTCGTTGATGTTCTTGGCGCAACGCTCGTCAGCCAGCCTGCGGCGATCAATGTAGATGTAAGTGCCCACATCGGACACCATCTGACGCGCCTGAATTGCCTTGCCTGACACTTCATTGCTTGGCATTCCCATCGAAGCTTCGTGGATATTCGAAATATCCTTCATATCCTGCGAAGCCATTGCGGCTTCGTTCACAAGCCCTGCGTCGATGCCCGGAGGAGGCACATTGACCGGAGGTGTTTCCCCATCGTTGTAATAGAGAAACGGATCGTCGCTGGTCGGCGCACGACGCCAGCGCGCCTCGTGGCCTTTGACTGCATCAGGTGTGGCAAGCCACTTGTTGCGTGGTGCCGAAACAAGCTGCTCGGCCACTGTCGAACGCCAGTAGTTGTGAAGGCGCTGCGGGTCTTTCAGGAA